GGCCAGCTGATTGCATACAACAGCACGAGCGGCAACTGGGAAGCGGCGGACGATGCAACAGGCAATAACACGCTGACAGGTTTAACGGACACAAGCATCACCACGCCTGCCGACCGTGAGTCCCTGATTTACGACAGCGGCAACTGGGTAAACGATAACCTCACCAAGTCCGACGTGGGATTGGCCAACGTGGACAATACAAGCGATGCCGATAAACCAATCAGTTCAGCCACGCAAACGGCTTTGAATGCGAAGGCAGACACCAGCGCAGTACCTACGGAACTAAACGACCTGAGCGACGTAACGATTACAGGCACACCATCCGCGAACGAGGCGTTAATTTTTGACACGGCCACAAGCTCCTTCAAGTCGCTGCCGAACTTTACGAACCGCTTCGAAGACGAGGCGGAGAACAACAAGCCAGCCACGCCATTTGTGGAACGGGTGTACACGGTGAAGGCAGACGGCGACGGTATCTTTATCGACGCGCAATCCGACACGCCGTCAAGCGGCAAGGTTATTCAGCGCAAGATTTACCACAAGGCGGGCTTTCTTGAAAGCGGCGACGCCATCGGCGACTTCACTTTGATCAACACCTTTGCAGACGATACCGCTTATTCCGCTACGGAAAGCGTGTTCGAAGGGTTCAGGGATGGCGACACTTACGGCAGCCCGCCGTTCACGCTGATTCAGACGTGGGAGGAATCATCCACTTTTACAGGCTTGCTGAACGAGTCGTATGGAAGCGGCGCGGCGGCGGCGTATTCGGTGCGGCGGTTGAATGGGAATTACACGGGCGCGGCTATCGAGGTAGAACGAAGCTCAGACAATACAAAGCAAGACATTGGATTTGATGCTAACGGCGACCTCGATGAATCGGCGTTGGAGACGTTCTGCACGGGTACGACTGGCAAGGTGCGGACTTGGTACGACCAAGCGCAGACGGGCGGCACGGGTTCAGGCAACGACGCAGTACAGACGACGCACGCGAACCAGCCGACTATTTACACGGGTGGCGCGATTGTGAAGCAGGATGGACGGCCAATCTTGCAAAGCAATTCTTTAACGACTGGACTTGTTACTACTGAAACAGGCGTAAATAATAGCACATTTTTCGGTGTTATTGATACTGACCCTTCCGTTAGTAAAGTCGGCGTTGTTTATAACGGTGGAACACCTACCCACGATTATCTTTTTTTAATTGAAGACGGCAGTACCAGTACAACTTTCACAACTCGTAGTGGCTCGCCAACGCATTATGTAAACGGAGTAACGGCAAGTTTTACGCGGAATTCTTTATTTGATTTTGCCGCAAGCCGTTCGTTAAATAGCGCCGTAAATTTTGACGGCAGCAGCTACACATACGAATTTGGATGGTCCACAAATAGCGGTATTGGAATGCCCTCAATGCAAGAGGCTATTTTTTACGCTTCCGACAAATCCACCGACCGCACTAACATCGAGTCCAATATCGGCGACTACTTCACCCAAAACACGCCACTACTCGACACGTATACAGGCGCGGCGGCGGCCTACTCTTTGCGCAAGCTGCGAACCGCCTACAGCGGGAGCGCCGTTCGAGTGCGACGAAGCAACGACAACGCCGAAGCTGACATCGGGTTCAACGTATTCGGTGAGCTTGACACGGTGAGCCTTGCAGCGCACTGTGGGTCAAATGACGGATTCGTGAAGACGCTGTACGATCAAAGCGGAAACACGGACGACGCCACGCAAACATCAACGTCAAATCAGCCAAAGATTTACGACGGCACGACGGGCGTGATGACAGAGAACGGAAAGCCCACTATGGATTTCGATGGTTCAAACCATTATTTTGTTTTGTCCATAGGCTCGTTGAATATTAACAATATGAGCGTTCACACGGTTTGCCGTTCAGATGATACGAGTGGCAACCGAATGCAGTTCACGCTTGGAACCGATGCCAACGTCAGATATTGGCACTATCAAGTTAGCGCTAAAGACCGCGCATATTATGGTGCAGCATCGCCGTTCATTGAATATGGCAACATGGACACTGACCAGCACCTTTATAGTTTTATCGCTGGTAGCACGTCGACAGTGTTTAGAATGTTCAGAGATGGTACAGAAGCAGGTTCTACAGTAACGCTTCAAAGCGGAACGCCATTGACAACTCAACAAAGGCTCGGCGCATATCACAACAATGCTTTGAACTGGTCAGGAACAATTCAGGAATTTGTTTTGTATTCGGCTGATTCTACAAACAACCGCACAGGCATCGAGAGCAACATCAACACCTTCTACAACATCTATTCGTAATGGCGCAATATATCATAGTCCTACCTGAAGGAACGCTAACAAGCGAGAAACGCGCCAAGTCCATAACGCGCGAACTCTACAACATCACAACGCCGCTCGCTATCCAAGAGCCGTACCAAAAGGACGGAGCCGTGTTCGGCGTTCTCGTGCATCCTGACGGCGTACAACACGCCTTGCAGGTGGACACGGACTACGTCATACCTGTACACGAACAGGCGACGCTGGAGAAGCTGGTGAGCCTCTTTCCTGAACTGACAGCGGACGAGCGGTTTGCATTGCAATCGTATGCGCTCAACAGCGACGAGTTCCCATTTGCCGCCATCATACCCAGCACGACGACGGTGCGTGATCAGGACTATATGGTCGAAAATGGTTGGTTCGAAATTGACGATATTTGAGCATGGAACAGATAACGGCGGCGATGATATTCGAGTTCATCGCGTTGCTCGGTGGTGGCATCGCAGCATGGACAAAGATTAATCAAGAGGTCACCGTGCTGAAGTCGCGCATCATTAACCTCGAGAAGCGCGAGAACGATATGGCCAAGAAGCTCGACACGCTGCTGGATGCTGTCAATGAATTGAAGATTCTGCTGGCCAAGAAAGGCATTTGATACAGTCAATGATTTTGCCGTAAATTGCAGCCATGAAGGTTACAATCATGAAGGCGTGCAAGCTGCGCGGGAACAACTTTAAGAAAGGCGACACGCCTTCCGTGACTACCGACTTTGCAGCGGAACTAAAAGAAAAAGGATTCCTTGACGCGCCGAAGAAGAAGACCGAAAAAGAATCTATAGAATCAGAATAAAATGGCCATTTTTAACGGAACGGAACTCGGCGTGTACATTGATAGCACGCTGATCGCAGCAGCTACCGACTGCTCGCTTTCTCTCAATATGGAGACAATCGACATCACAACCAAGGACAGCGCGGGATACCGTGAGCTGCTCGGCGGTTTGAAGTCAGGTTCAATCAGCTGCAGCGGTTTGATTGACTACGCAGATGCGGACTCAAACAAGGACCTCGCAGACTTGTGGACCGCTTGGGAAGCTCGTACACAATTGACCTTGAAATTTGCTAAGGCAAATGAGTCAACTGGTGACTTGTCTTTCACATGCGGCGGCTTTATTACAAGCCTTGAGCAATCAGGCGGCACAGAGGACACAGCTACTTACAGCTGCACCTTTGAGTTGACTGGACCTATCACAGATACTGTTGCTTAATGATTGAAATCAACGGCAACGAGTACCCAGTGCGCTACTCGATGAAGGCGCTGAAGAAGTTCGAACGCAAGGCAAAGGTCAACGTGTTCAGCTTGTCAGATCCTTCGAAGCTCTCAGCCGATGCCTGCGCTTTCTTATGCTTTGTGGGCGTAGAGTGTGGTTGCAACTTCGAAGGTGTCGAGTTCGACATGGAGCTGCAGGAGTTCGAGGAGCACATTACGCTCGCACACGTCACACAATGCTTTGACGTGCTTGGTGAATACAGCGACCAAAAAAAAGCGTAGACGGTAACGATAAGCCAGTAGGATGGCAAGACGTGATTCGGATGGGGATGGGTGTGCTGCACCTGTCCCCTTCTGCGTTTTGGGAAATGACCTTTGGCGAGTTGAGCTTGGCGCTGGAGGCCAACCGCGAGACGGCAGAGATGGCCGAGCGCTTTGAGTGGGAGCGCACGCGGTGGCTGGCTACAATCTACATGCAGCCCCATCTACGGAAAGGCCGTAAATTGCGACCAAAGGATATGATGCAATTTCCTTGGGAGCGACCAAAGCAGAACGCTAAAAACCTAACCAAGGAAGAGCTAAGAAAAGTAATTGAAGAGCGCGACAAATGGCAAAGCTGAACGATCTCATAGTAACGATAGGCGCAACAACGCGCGACTTTGACAAGGCGCTTGGCAAGTCCATGTCGAAGCTAAACCGCTTTGGCAGAAATACGAAGCGCATTGGTAAGGACTTGACCCGATCGTTGACTATGCCATTGGCTGGCCTTGGCGTTGCTGCAGTCAAGAGCGCTGCAGACCTCGAAGCACTGGAAACATCGTTCATCTCCTTAACAGGCGGAGCAGAGCAGGCTGCTAACATGATGCGCAACCTGAACGAGTTTACTGCAAAGACACCGTTTCAAATTGAAGCAGTCGCCAAATCAGCCCGCCAGCTCATCGCATCAGGTACAGGCATCGATGAGGTAAACACGCAGCTGCAGTTCCTTGGCGACATCGCAGCAACATCAGGTTCAAGCATTGACGAGATAGCCGCCATCTTTGCGAAGGTCAATGCCAAGGGCAAGGTGGAGTTGGAGAACCTCAACCAACTGGCCGAGCGCGGCATACCAATCTTTACAGCGTTGGCTGACGCTACAGGCTTACCAGCGGACAAGCTTGGCGCAGGCCGTGTAAGCGTCGAGGAGTTCAACACGGTACTCAAGAGCTTTGCCGAGGAGGGCGGCTTTGCTGCGGGCGCTATGGAACGATTGAGCGAGACGGCAGCGGGTAAGTTCAGCACGGCGCTTGACAACTTAAAGCTGGCAGGTGCCGAGCTTGCAGAGGACTTGCTGCCTGTCGTCAAGGATATGATTGACGGATTCACGTCATTCCTGCAGCGCATTCAAGCGATGACGCCTGAAAGCAAAAAGCTGGCGTTGCAAATTGCTGCGGTAGCTGCAGCGATTGGTCCACTGCTTGTAAGTGTGCCGCAGTTTATCAGCGGCTTGCAGTTGGCACGGACGGCGTTCCTTGCGCTGAACGTGGCAATGATGGCCAACCCATTTGCAATCGTGGCTACTGGTATTGGGTTGGTAGTTGGCGGACTGATTCTGATGAACAGCAAGACCGAGGACGCGGTCACCGCCATTGACAAGTTAGCGCAAGCGAACAAGGACCTATCGCTGGAGGAGCAAAAGCGCAACATCGAATCGGCCATTGATAACCAGCAGAAGCTGGTGGACTTGCTTAAAGCTGAGAAGGAAGCAAAGGATAAGATTGCTGAGAAGTTTGGAGGCAAGGCGATCAAGGAGCAGAAAGAAGCAAACGCAGCCTTTGAAGCAGCCAACGAACAGCTGCAGAAGATGCAGGAAATGCTTGCAGGTGTGGAGCAGAAGTTTGCAGACGAAGCAGCGGCGGCAGCAGCAGCAGCTACGGCTACCGAGCAAGCCATGCAAAGGGTGCAGGCTTCGTACATGACGGCCATGGAGCCGTTGATGATTGAGGGTGACATTGATACTGGTGTAACACCTCGCCTGCAAAAGATGAAGGAGGGCATTGTGGATTTAGGACAAGGTCTAAATGAATTCCAACAACGCGCATCAGATTTTGCCTTTGGTTTGCAAGGCGCTTTTGAGGGCGTGTTTTCTTCAATGATTGACGGCACCTTCAACTTTGGTGAGGTGATGATTGACACGCTCAAGAAGATTGCCGTACAAGCTGCAGCATTGACCGCCGTGTTCCTTTTGCTTTCGGCCTTGACTGGAGGAGCTACAGGAGTAGCAGAGATAACAGGCGGCAAGGCAGGATTGAAATATTTTCTTGCTGGCGGCTTTGGTTTGCCGATGATGGCAAATGGCGGACTGTTTACAGGCGCATCACTTGCAATGGTAGGCGAGGGTTCAGGCACCAGCAGCATCAACCCTGAGGTAGTGGCACCGCTTGACCGTTTGCAGGATATGATGGGCGCGACGCAGGTGCAGGTCACTGGTAAGATTTCAGGCCGCGACATCTTGCTGACCAGCGAGCGCAATGCAATTGACCGTAACAGAGTAAGAGGTTTCTAATGGCTGACCCGATCCGACTATTTGCCGAGTTCCAAGACGACCTTGGCACAGCGTACAAGCTCAACATCCACCAAGCTGGGTTTGTTGGCAGCTCGACCGAGTTCAACCTCGGCGCTGACGGCTTCACCTTACGCTACAGCGGCAACAACGAGGACCGCATGCAGCCAATCATTGGCAGCGAGGTGACGTTTACATTGGTCGAAAACGTAGCGGCGCACACTACGTTCCTGACTGCGTTAGCCACCAGCGAAGATGCCGACTTCACGGTCAGCATATTCAAAGACCCTGACGACACAAATACTTTGTTTTGGACTGGCGTGCTGCTGCACGAGCAGGTCGAGCTGCAGGACGAGGCTTACCCAATACAGAACACCATGACGGCGGTGGACGACTTGGGCAACCTTAAAAACATCATATACGATAACAGCGGCACCTTCTACACAGGGCAGGAAACCATCGCGGCACACCTTACCAACTTGCTGAACAAGACGCGAGCGCTGCACGTCTTTGCCAGCGGCGACGTGTTTCTGAAATACGCCAACGACTTTAAGCCGACGACGTTTTCAAGCGCAAATGCCTTGATTGAACTACAGGTTGGACACGCAGCGTTTTACAACCTTGACGACGCAGGCAACGCGCAGGGCATGGACTGCTTTACCGTGCTGAAGAACTTTGCAATCACGTTCAACGCTCGCGTGTTCCTGCACGAGGGATGCTTTTACTTCGTGCCTGTTGGTGCTATGATCAACAACACAACGGTGGACTTGTACACGGTAACCAAAGCGGGTACAATCAGCGCCTCGGCTACGTCTACAGACACGCAGCTCACAGTTGACACCGATATGGAGCGCATGCGTGGCGGTGTGCAGACCTTCTTGCCACCGCTGAACAAGGTGCAGCGTACTTGGCGCACCGATGCCAACCTGCCTGTGGTCGGTCCTGAGACGCAGTTTCTTAATCCGATTAACAATCAAACTGCTCTTGGTACGAACATAACCGACAATAACCTACTATATGACAACGGTACCGTGTTTCGTCTGCGGTTTCGTTACAATCATTCTTTTGATGGTGACGGCACAAGCACAGGTCAAGATATTCCTGCACGCATCTTGCTGAAGATGCAGATCAAGGTGGGGAGCTTGTACTACAACAACGCGGTCACATTTGGAGCAAGCACTATGAACGTCGGTTATGCTGGTGATACGTACACCATGGACACAATGACGTTCAGCGCTCCAGCATGGTCATCAAGTGCAGGCCATTTCTACTTTGCCGTAACGCCAACACCAGCATATTTGAACAGGAACAACGGCCTGTTCTACAATATGACGTTCACGCCGCAAGGCTTCGCCAGCATTGCACTATACAATCAACCAGTTTTCATCGACACTGCAGCAATTACAAGTGCGCAAACAGGCGTAACAGTTACCGTAAACGTAGAAGGTTACGACCACGATGGCAATTTAATTACAGATGTGACTGGCTCAGATGCCTATGGAAAGCTGGAAAAGTTTGGTATGCACATTGTCAACGGCAATGCAACGAACGGCGACCGCGTAGTGTATGAGGCGGTGACGACAGCAAACAACCAAGAAACGCTGACGCAGGACGAGGTGGTTATTGGATCAAGTGCATTTGAGGATTACCGCAACATCTACGAGAATAACAGTTCACCAGCACAACCAGTTGACAGCTTTGCGAGCTTTGCAAACAGCTCGGCGACCTTGAGCATCCATCAGCTGGGTGTCAAGGAAGTAATCTCAGGGCAAAACTTTAGCACACGAGTAAAGCGCGGCAGCTTTTACAAGGCTTTTGTCAGCCCGTATCACGCGCTGCTGTTTTCAACGCGCAACTTTTTGCCGTTTGAAACTACGTTCATGGCGCGTGCCGTGCAGACGGAGTACGAAGCCTTTCACATCAGCAGCGACGACACAAACGTCAGCACACCAACGCCTGCGGTAATCAATGACCGCCCGCCCATCGACGACAGTGAGCCAGTTTACGACTTACGGAATACATTTACGCCGTCGGAAGGCGACATACCGCCAAACATTTTCCAGCGGTTCCTGCAGCAGCCCATCACTGAAGTGACCAACCGCGCAGGCGGATCGTACACCGTCACGTCAACCGACACCATAATATTTAACACATGGACAGGCGGCAATGGTACAAGCGCAATGTACCTGCCGACGACTACAGGCAACGAAGGCCGCATTATACGTTTTAAAAGCGACAGCACTATTGCAGCGAACAAGATTGTGCAAATACGACCCGACGACGTAAGCGAAACCATTGACGGCGCGACCTCTTACGACTTCGACCGCAGCTATGATGGTTTAAGTTTGTTGTGCCACGATGGTGAATGGTTCATCATTCAAAAGAAAGAAAAGTGATTTATATTATCTTAGCAACCGTGGTGGCTAACATCATATACAAGGCCAAGCAATATGGCCGAGGTGATGTTGCTGACATCATCATATTTATTGCAGCAATCTCTATAGCCCTATTATGAGATACTTCAACTATCATGAGTTCGACAGCCCCGACGCAATCGGCAGCGGCGAACAAATGATGGACGAGGTATTTTTGGAGATGCTGGACAAGGCGCGACACCT